CGCAACAATGCCCAGCCCCGCGCGCCATCTTTATCTGCTCGCCACATTTCACCGGATACGCCGCCGACCAAGGCCAGGACGATCACTAACCAGATCGGCATCTCTGCCAGTGCTTGCTGCTCATTTGTCATGTTGTGCCTCAAGTGAAAGAGCGCGCCAAACACAAAAAGAAAACCCCGCCGGGAGGGCAGGGTTTTCAGTGTCGCGGCGCTTGCCAGGACGGAGTGCACAGCACGTGCTCGGGGGAAGCGCCAAGGCGCAGAATTCATATCGTGGTGACTTTTTACCCCCAGAGTACGGAACCGAAAAGAGGGCATTTTCGGTTAGCCCGCTTGACGCAACTTTGACGCAACTTTGAGGAGACTTTGAGGTAAAGCGCCCCGACCAGCGGTAAGCCACTTACGTGCGTCTTTGCGCTCGGCCAGCACTTCAAAGAGTCGCACATGAAGACTGTGCACAAGGTCGTAGTAGGTTTGCTTCGCCTTGGACACATACCCCAGCTCATGCATCTGCGAAATCCAGGTCGGTGCCGGGTCGTCGCCGTAGCGCAAGACCGCCAACTGTTGCAGCCTTTCTCCCCGACCATCTTGTCGAGCGATCTCGGAAAGAGCCGCACCGACTTCCTGAGCAACTGCATCAGGCCCGGCACCAGCACCCATAATGATCCGAGATCCGGGGGTGCCGCGCGGTGCACATCCGCCCCACTCCATGATCGTTGCCATCGGGCTACCCATGCCCCCCACCTCACCATTACTCCGAAGTTGCTCGCCCCAGTGCTTCAGCAGCACTTCCATTGCCTCGATCATTGCCCTACCCCCCGAAAAACCGAACCCAACACAGAAAACCCGCTACCCAACACAAACCCAACACAAATAAATCCCTTTAAAATCAACACCTTTATTAACTTTGAGTTGAGTGTGTTGGGTTTGTTGGGTTTTTCTGTCATCGCATAAGAAAAAATTCTTACCGTTATCTTCAGTGCAAATAACGTCACGCATGCGCGCACGCGACACCAAACCCAACACACCCAACACAACAGCCGGAAGCGCGCGCAAATAAAGGACTGAAACTGTGTTGGGTAGCCAAAACCAACCCGACACACACCCGACACACCCAACACACTTTTAGGCGTAGTCATGCGGCAACTGCCTTAATGTGGTCCCAGCTGTCCACATTCCACCCTGCCAGCTTCGCGTTTGCCCGCCAGTTGACAACCACCGCGCCAAGCACGGCCGACGCCAGTGATGGGGGCTGGGAAGCGTCCTGGTCAACTGGGAAGAAGAACGCACCAAACTTGCGATTATTGCCATCGGTCCAAGGTATCGATCGCGTTTTTTCCACTTCGGAATTGATAAACAGCGAGAACTTCGTCTGACTCATCACGTGTTCCTTGTTGCGCTGACACCACTCCAGAAACAGCGAGTAAAGGTCAGTAGATAGACACGGCCCCCAGAGCCCCTGACCCAACTCGCTGTATTTCCACAGATGCAGGAATGTCTGCCAGCCGGCCCGACTCAAGGCTACCAGCCGCTCACGGGCGTCAGTGGATGGCGGACGCGTCCGCTGATTGAAGTCGCCCAAATCAACCGACAATAGCCAGCCGTAAAGGGCTGCGACACCGCCTTGCTCCAACTCCCGGCCAATGGCTTTTTGACGCTCCACCGGCAAAGTATCCAAGGGCCAGACAACCAGCATCCGGCGGTCGCTATCACTGATCGGCCACGGCATGATCTCGTTACTCAAGAACACCGCGTTCATATGGTTGGACTCCTCCCAACCATTGATGAACTTAGATTCCATCCGCACCGTTTTGCCCGTGACCAGATGCTTGATCTTGCCCACCTGGTTGTAGCGCTGATCGCGGCTAACCACCTCTTCGAACACGGCCCAAAGTTTCCGGCTTTGCCAGGCGTTGAAATTGCTTTCCAACTGGGTCTGCCCGACTGTCGCGGCGTACTGGCCGTACAACTTGCCCATGGTATCGGCGAAAAACAGACTCTTACCCGAGCCCTCCATGCTGGAGTGCATCAGGACAGCGGTATCCATCTTCGCGCCCAGGTGCTGCAGCGGAAACGCCAGCCAGCGAGTCAACCAGAGCGCCGCATTTTCATCGTGGTTACATAGAAACGAGATCAGCCACCGTAAGTTGGCACATGCGGCATCGTCCCTGAACGGCTCCAGCGGCAGACCATCAAAGGTATTGATGTAGACGCTCGGGTCCTTGGTCATCGTCGGGTCAAAGACAATGTGGTCAACGTCCACCACCCGCCGTTCGCTGCTGTTCAACCACAATGGGTACGTGTCACCGAGGGCCATTTTCACGGCGCCCTCGGCAACACGGCGTTTCTTCTCACGATCCCAAACGTCCTTGGTGCCATCGATGTACACATAACGCTCGGTTGGCGGCATCCCGAAGGCACCGCCCTTCTTGCCCGCCATCCGCCGCGACTGCTCGATGTCGCGCACATGGTCATCGGATATCAGCTTGCGGTGCTCGGTATCTTCCGCCCATTTTTTCGCCAGCGGCTTGCCGACACGCGCTTCGAACGCCGACTTCTTCATTACCCGCGACTGGTCGAAGTCCCACACGTGAGTGGTGCCTTCCACCAGCGCATACCGCCGAAGGATCTGTTCAAGCGTCAGCGCCTCCCCCGCCCCCCCGTCAGAAGCCGGAGCGGCCTCGACGCCTTCGTCCGGCGCACAGCTCGGCTCGCTCGGGTCAACTGATGGGGTCGGGGGAAGATCACGCGGGTCCGGTCGCGAAGAATGTTGCATACCCAGCAATCGTGCGGCGTCCTTGACGGCCCGAGACTGGTCGCCACCATGCTGCAACAAACAGAACACCTCAAACGCGTCGTTCTGGTGCCCGTTCGCGAGCGGATCAGCGCAGTGGTGCGAATAGACTTTGCCATCATCACTGACCGACACACCCGGCAGCCCGGTACTGCTGTGTGGATACAGCCACTTACTGCCGCGCTTAATGTAGTCGTGGGCACGAAGCAGCTCTTCAACGTCGTGACTGCGATTGAACTCGTCGATCACCGAGGGCTTACCGACTGCCGGTGGCGCACGCTTGATAACCTTGGCCGGCGGTTTTTTCGGTTTTGGCGCCCATGGACATGCAGCCTCGGCATCTCGCTTGAAGATGTCCCAGTTGTTCCAGATGGACAGCAACTCCGGAGTCAGCATTGGCAAGCCATCACTCACACTCGGCGGCGTGCGCCAGGTGTAAGGTTTACCCGTGCCCGGGTGGATCGATGGTGGCAATACATCCTGCACCAACCCACCGCGCAGCTCGAACACCGTGATGCGCTGGTATTCGTCCGCCTCAGCGCGCGCCTCGGCTTCACCCACCGAATCACCGGCTTCCTTCGCGGCCTTTGCCTTGGCGGTCAGCGCCTTGTGTATCGATCCATCAGGGTCTTTCTCGTTGGGCCATGCCAGCGAATGACGGCTCAGTTCAAGACCGTCAGGGACGCGAAACATAATGCGAAAGCGCGCTGGGTTGCCCACCACCGTCGGAAACACCAACGCCATCGCATCAAGATCAATTTCCAGCTGGTCATAGAGAACATGGCGCGTCCACTTCACGTCATCGACGTCCAGGGAACAGATACGGCTGGGGCCAAGCACAACACCAAGGTTGTGCTCTGGTTTCTTTGTCCAGAACGCCGCAGCCTTCGCCGAATCGGTGAAGTACCCACCCGGCTTGTTCCAACCCATCCCCTTCGGGCCTTTCTGACCTGGCTCAATCGGAACCAGCGCCAAACCAAACGTATCAACGTAAAACTGAGCCCAATCAGCAGTAGGCAATCGGTTGTCGTGATCAGTCATCTGCGCCGCTCCCGCAACCCCTGGCAACTGACACAGGTCTGGCAACCCTGAATCGTCTGCTGTCGAAGCAACGGGATTGGCTCATCGCAGTCTTCGCAGAATTGAGCGCTGACGCGAGTTGAAGGGATACGGCGACTACGGTGAAGAGCAACGTCGAGCAGATACTGAGCTTGGTCGTTAGCGCGATCGATATCGTCAGCCATCTTTGCGATCCTCCATCGCCTGACGGGCACCCGCCATGATGCCGAGAATTCCACGGATCACATCAGCTCCGTGCTTCTCCAACGCGAGGACCTCATGAAGCTCCCAGACGTTGTCCCGGGCAGCTTCATGCATGCTCGATACGAACTCTGCAGTCTCACCCAAAACATTTCCAACCGCCTTCAGCGCTTCCGAGGTTGCTGGTACCGGCACTGGTTTGTACCAAACC